TTGTTATTTGTTATTTGTTATTTGTTATTTGTTATTTGTTATTTGTTATTTGTTATTTGTTATTTGTTATTTGTTAATTTCCTTGTTTCCCTGTTTCTTATATTCATCCAATTCAATTGTTAACGCCTTTACCTTTTTCAGCAATTCATTTATTAAATATGTTTTATCTGACAGTTGCTTCTCTAAATCTGAATTTGATATTACCTTTTTAGAACAACTTGTCATGAATTTTTGCTGAGCTTCCAACATTTTATTATGATCTTCTATGCGTTTATTGCGCTCGTCTTCCATTAATTTCATTTGTTCCATTAGTTTCGGCTTATGCTCCGGTCTACCTGGTTCATAAGTTTCTAGTAAAATGTTCATATCTGTTATGTAAAACTGTTTTAAATCTTGATCTATAAAATAATCATCGATCTGTAAACTAGTTTCAACAGTTCTTGTTAGTTCCAAGTTATCTAATAATTTCTCCTTATTCAATGAATTATGTTTATGCGAAAATACTATTATAGACTTCAAACTATCTAATTGTTTCAAAGGAATTGTGTAGTTCTTGAGAAAATGTTTTTCTTCTGCTAGTGCATTTTCGTTATTATAACTGGTCTCTAATAACAATTCTTTTCTGAAGGCAAATGTCGCCGCCGTTGAATGATACTCTTTATATGGTCCGCATCTATACATCTTTTTCATGCTATCAAAATATACATACATTTCACTTGAACCGGCGATTAAAAAACTCGGATTGTCTTGCAATGTTTTCACCGCATGTGATATGCGATCTGGCGGATAATAGTCGTCGTCGTCCATATAAATAATAATGTCGCCTGAACATTTATTATGCATTAGATTTCGCTTTCTACCTAACAACATCTTTTCTTTATAATAAGTGTATTTCACTTGTTTAATATTTAGAACTAGGTCCATAATAGGGTCTGTCCCGTCATCAATGATGATCCATTCGATCCTGTCTTTTGGATAAGTCTGCTGTTCAAAACATTTGATCATAAAAGGAATAAATGGCCTGCGATTAAAAGTAGGAGTACATACACTGATTAACGGATAAGTTGATAACGGATAAGTTGATAACGGATCTAAATTCAAATTCAAATTCAAATTCAAATTCAAATTCAAATTTGTTTCAGTATGCATATCATTTACTATTAAATTATATTTATATTGTTTCATTTATTTAAACTAATTGAATATTATACATTTTTACCTTTTTAGCAGATCCTCCTTTAAAACCAGACTTGCCTTTAAAACCAGATCCTCCTGTTTGAACTGATTTTAACACATCATATGGTTGGTTTGTAACACCTGTTCTATTCTCTTGTTGTTCGAACACTGTCGGGTCTACTTTTTTTGGTGCGCAAAAATCCAACGCATCTTCCTCTAAGCCCACATCTTCTTGAGATAAAGAAGGAAATACAGCATTTTGAGAAACCTTATATAATTCTTCCGGAACATCTGTTTCTAAAATTTTCATACCAAAAATAAGTATTAACATAGCAATTACAACTCCTGGCATGTACGATGATCCTAAATATTCATTTGTCACACCCATTAGATTAAACATCACTAATACTATTATCAATGTCTTCTTATAATATAATACATTTTTTATGAAATCAAACAAATTCATTTTTTGCGGAGGTTGTGTTTGACCATCTTTTCTTCTTACTAAATAATTAGCAGATAATGCTTTGAATAATGTATATAATGTAATAAATGCCGGAGATAATATAGCAGACCAAAACGCCGCTGTTAAATATACACAAAATACGGGTATTGTAAATAGATTATTAAAAAACCCTGATAGTTCCTCGCCTGAATTTAAGCTTTCAGGGTAAAATAAATTGTTAAATAAGGTTGATATTTTTGATATATGTGAAAAAAAACTATAAACTAAATTTCCAAAACCAATTAGCGGTAATATTATAGAAAATAATAACGCAAACAATATCATCGTTGCCCATTCAGGTAAATAATTTAAGTAAAAAAATATAGTTTGAACCATATTAAAGGACGCCCATAAATTCCCTTTTAATGCCTCATATTCAAATGTCCAAAAAGCACTTTTAAGTAGGGGTTTGCCTGTATCACCTTTTTTTGGTTGTGTTGGATTAGCCTTAGCAAAAAGACTACACAACCACGTGTTTTTAAAAGCATCCATAAAATTTATCATGTCTGGGCTGTTAACAAAATTTGCCTCTTGTATAACATATGACGTCGGGGCATCCCAAAATCCTAAACCAAAAAAATCTAATTTTTTAACAGGGTTCATGTAAATTAAATCTATCGGAACCTTTCTTACATAACCCTGAGTATAAGGCTGAGCGTCAAAATCTGTTGGTAAAATATTCGCATTGGCTACCTTGGCAAGAAATAACCCAGCGGACCCGACAACTACGACACCTATTAAAATTCCTGTTATTAGCCCGGCACCCAACTTTTTTAAAAATTCCGGCCAATCGGGCTTCTTTGTCGTAGTGCTTTCATCTTCTTTTTTTTCATCAATTGTCGTAGTTTCTTCTGTTGACATTTTATAATAAATATATAAAATAAATTATTATTTTATATATATGAAAGATACTAAATGCATTAATAATAATATAAAACTTCTTTTAAAAATCCTTGTTATATTTGTTTATTTAGCTATAGGATGGATTGTGTACACCGTCTTTTTTAATTTTAAAGAAGGATTTAACCCTAATACTCTATTAACATATGACAGCGATAGTCCTAAAAATAGCCATAACGTAGACGTAGTAAACAATAAATATAGCTGTTCTAATTTCTGCGGACCTCAGTCACAATGTGCTCTAACAAGGGATCAATGTACTTCTGATGTGGATTGCCAAGGTTGTCAGCCACAGATAGACAAACCTCCTGAATATTTAACTAGTGTAGAAGTGAAGCCATTAAATGACGCCGGCAAACTAACATTGGCACAAACTCCTCAATATTCGAGTTTGACAACAGATATTGGATCTGAAGCTGCTTATGTGACACCGGGATCTAAATCTGCTGAAATTGTCAGACCATATGAGGGATATGATAAGTGGACTAAATCATTTAACTACGGCCTTAGTTTAGCAGATAAAAAACTTGTTTACCAGTATTCGCCGGAACCTGAAGAATACAGATCTATACCTGTATATCCTGTAACCAGAACTGCTACAGGATTGTTTTATGATACGGGACCTACTGCGTCTAATGCGGACCTTTCTTAAAGCTGTCATTTCATTTACCGATGATTGTTTCCCTAGCTACCTTGCTAACAATTTTATCTATATTTTTGATTTGCTCTTCTGTTGTTATTCCGGCCATCGCATTGCCCACTATCTTCAAATATAAATCATTCTTTCTTGACTCGGAATCGGTGCATCCTGGATGTTTTTGCTTCCATTCCCCAATTTTTTTGATATTTTCAAAGGCAACTTGTTTGATTGCTTTTTTCAAAATCGGCTTTGCTTCTTCTTCTTTTGTCCATTGATCATCATTTTTAATGTACAAAACTTCCCTCTTTAGATCTGAACAGTGAATAGGTCTTTTGTTAATGTCTAATTTTTCAAGATTTTTATTCATTATCCTAGAAACCCCTTCTACATAACCTAATCTTCCGGTTGCCTCTAAATCATCCAGTTCTACCTTGATCGAACTAACAAATTCACTAATATTAAGAGCATCTTTACACTCTTCATTCAAAAAGATCTGTAGGTTAAAGGTCTTGTTATGCGAATTATTTGTATTATTATTTGTAATATTTACTGATTTTTTAGCTAATTCTATCAAGGAGTGTTGAAGCTCTTGATTTTGTTTTAATAATTGTATTATCAACAGTTCCTTGTCAAGGATCTCTAATGGTTTTTCCTCTATTTTAGGTTCAATGATAGGTTCAATGATAGGTTCAACTATTTTACATATGGATATGGGTTGCTGATCACATTTTTTTTTATGTCTCCATAATCCAGAATTATCCACATATATTTTCCCACAAACACATATATATTGTTTAGCTTGAGGGATGGGTTTGAGAGTTTGGGAGATTTTTATATTATTGTCGCCTGTCTTGTCGCATTGCTGAGCATTGTTAACATGTTTTATCGTAATCAAATGTTTTTTAAAATCTTTTTTTCTATACGAAACATAGTCACAAATAACACATGAAAACTTTTGATTTTGACATTTTTGAGAAAATATTATATCATGTTGTATAGAATGAGGCTCTACATGAACTACCTTTGGAGGTAATGGTTCTATACTGTTTAGAGTTGCTTTTAAGGCAACAAAATGTTCTTGTTCTTTATGTCTTGCTTCTAAATGATTTTTACAATTATAAAATTGAATTATCGTCATATCCCAATTAGTCCAATTACCATTTGATCTTATTGTTTTATATAATTTTAAATTATAACATGGTGATTTAACATTATTACATGTTTGTTTATGTATGTATTTTCTTTGCACAAAATTTGTAGTGTGACCTACATATACATCTGTAATTAAAGGATCTTTACAAAGGATTTTATAAATAATAGTATTAGAATAATCAATTTCAATCTTTGGCATATTTATTTATATATAATATCTCTAAATAAATATCTTAAGTATATCTTATAATGAAGAATTGCTAAATATTGCTCTTTAAAAAAATCTAGCAATATGCGATTGCTTGATGTTTTTAAGATTTAAAAAAATTATCATCACAGTTTTTTTCAACCAAAAATAAATTTAAGAGCATTATGCTCACAAATCATTTTCTGAAGTATTTTTAACCAAAGAGACTTTAGGTTTTGCAAAATGGACATTTTTAAAAATGTCCAAAACCCAAAAAAATTTCCCAACTTTTTGCAGAAAAGTTCAGAAGTTCAGAATTCTAAGTTAAACATTAATATCTATTATTTTTAACTTAAAGAAAAAAGGAAGAAAAAGGAAGAAAAAAGAAGAAATAAAAAGAAAAATATAAGACCATTGTGTAGCAGCCTTGCATCGCACCCGGAAACACAATTGCTACCATTGTGTAGCAGCCTTGCATCGCACCCGGAAACACATTTAATCCTTTTTTATTTTGATGTTTACCAATTTATGACAATAAATTTACAAATAGTATTATATTGGTGTGTTTTATCGCAATTCGGATTGCAACATTTAGGTTCGGAAATTGTTATAATTGCATCAATTAAAGTTGACTGTAAATAATTAAGGATCTTTTCATCGCTAAAATTTATAAGAATTGCGCCGCTTTCATCCTGAAACCTGGCGTCTGTATGATAACTATGAGAGTAACTAGTTCTATTTATTTGAGCATAGGCTACAACTCTTTCCACAATGCGTTGTATTTCTTCATCAAGTAGTTTATTCATATGAGATTTATACAAACCTCTTAATTGAGTTTTTGTGTATATTTCATGACATGAAACCATACAAATGGTTAAAATGAATAAGATTATAATAATTTTAGATGAATACATTATGATTGGATTTGTTAGTTATAATATTACAAATGGTTGTAAAATTATATTCAATTTTTTATCGTTTTCTCTTATCGATTTGCATTATGTCGCGTAAGCTAAGCCACAGTTGCCGCCAATAAATATTACTTGATTAATGCGCTCTTCAAAGAGCGTCATATTAAAATTGTAATCATAAATGCGCCAGGTTGGTTTATTAATTCCGATGATGTCTCCCGTTGTAGGATCACAGATAGACAAACTTTGCGCCAACGGATCTAATGGCGGTATAATGGTTGTAAATTCCATTTCGATTTGATTAAATCGGCTCATATTTATCGCACCGGATGGCTGTAAATCCGCATTGTTAGAATTTAAACAAAAATTGTAGCAATATAGCCCAGGTGGCGCATTACCGGTGGTTCTAATATATTTTTCAATGAAATTATATACACCGGCGGGTTGTATATTTTCTCGATATGAGCCATCTAACAAAATCCCTAAAACGACCAATATATATTTATCATTTTCTGGTGTGTAGGTTGGCGTAATTAACAGACCGGTTAGGTTTCCGTTCGGATTAACACCAGGACCAATATTTACTTGGATAGGCTGTCCTGAGGAGTTTGTTCTATAAACGGTGTATAATCCAGAGGTAGGAGCGGGTATCACGTCTTGAGGCATGTAATTGTAAGGCCAATTGGTATAATTAGACCATTCGTTGCGTAAATTGACGTCGGATCGTTGAAAATAGAACATCCAGTTGGCGATCATTCCTAATGAGTCTAGACTGATTTTATTAGGTCCTGTAACATTATAAAATTTCTGCTCGTGAACCTGTTTAATTAAATATTTTTGTTCTTCTAAAGCGAATACGCGTTCTTCTTCATTGGATAAAAAACAATAAGTACAATTTAAATGAACGTCGGCATTCCATAATGTCCTTTGATCAGAATACGAGTTGATACCGACATTAATATCAGGAGGAGGTTGTAAAAACCGATAAAACTGCATATACCATGTATTAAAATTAGGAGCGACATATGGGAAATTATAAGTAGTGTCGAATACATCGCGGATTTGAAATAGTTCATCGATTGGTCTTAATGTGATGTTAATATGTAGTTCGTTGTATTGTAACGATGTTAGAGGGAATGCCATCTGACTTTTAAGACCGAACCAATTATTTAATGGAATATATAAAATGCGACCTCTTATGGATGGTTCAGGACCGGCAAGTGCGTCGCTATAATAAGCATTTGGATAGGAGTTAACGCGAGAGCCCGCATTAGCAGGATCATTCAGTTCATTAAGGTTTCCAATCATTTCATTAAATAGAATTTTTTTATCGGTATTAAAGTCTCGCTGGACGGCAGATAATAAATAATCACCAGAATATTCTTGAAGAGTATAATTGCCGCAGGTGATGCTAATTTTAGAGATCATTTTTGCTCCTAAATTTTGTATCCATTTAAATTCATATGGGATCCAATTTTCACTATTAATATTGTCGCTTTGATTAGGATCTTGTGGAGGCAAGATAGGGCTCCAAATGTTAGGAATAACGACAGAAAGATAGCAGTCCATTAATAAGTCGGCATATCGGGGTACTTTAAATGTAAAAGTGGATTCTTCTGATAAACGTAATGTTTTAGTACCTTCATAGTCGACCCTGAATTTTTGTAGGCCGAAATTGGTATAATGCGCAAAGGTTGATTTAAAAAATGTTTTTGAAGGGTTACCGTTTAAAATAATATTTTGTTGCCCTTGAGCAACTAATTGCATTAAACCGCCTGCCATAATTAGTATACATTGTGATTATTTTTTTAATTCTTTATTCTTATTAAACTATATTTATTAAACTATATTTATTAAACTATATAATTGAAAGATAAAATATTATGTTAGTATAAATATGTCAACCTCGGCGACAGACACAATAAATAATGGTTTAAAATCATTAACAGACATGAAAGAAGACACGGTAGTACTAGCATTGTCTATTGTATTGATGACCGCAATGTTCATAACATTATTAGTTTATTTTTATTTTTCAGGGACATTATTTACAGCAGGACTTAGATCGAGGGATTGTAAGTATATGGATACGATGTATGGAACATTAAATGGCAAACTAAACTCGATTGATACGAATAGTGAATTATATCAATATTCGCTCAGAGATTATTACATTAAATCGGCTTATAACGCATGTTCGGGTGGAAATTATAAAAATGGATATGTAGATACTTGTACATTAAAAGACTTACTTAAGCAAGGTATCCGAGGTCTTGATTTTGAAGTATATTCTGTTGATGGACAGCCGGTGGTTGCGACGTCAACGTCAGATAGTTATTGCGTAAAAGAGACATTTAATTCGGTTCAATTTAGTGATGTCTTAAATATTATAAGGGATTATGCGTTTGCCAGCTCGACCGCACCAAATCCATTTGATCCGATTATATTACATCTACGTATAAAGAGTACAAACCAAGAAATGTATTCAAATTTTGCGAAAATACTAGAAAGTCATAATACAATGCTAATGGATAAACAATATAGTTTTGAATATTACGGGAAGAATTTCGGGACAGTTAAATTGTCAGAATTAGTGGGGAAAGTGGTAATTGTGGTTGATAGAAGTAATTTAGCATTTATGGAGTCGGAGCAATTTCATGAATATGTGAATATGACAAGTAATTCTATTTTTATGCGGGCATTACATTATTATGATATAATAAATACGCCAGATATGGGGGAGTTAATTGGATATAATAAATTAAATATTACAATTGGAATGCCGGATAAAGGATCAGATCCTTTAAATCCGAGTTCTTTAACAATGCGAACTTATGGTGTCCAGATGTTGGCAATGAGATATCAAACCGTAGATACGAATTTAGAGGAGAATGATATGTTTTTTAACGATGAAGGACATGCGTTTGTTTTAAAACCGGAGAAGCTGCGTTATGTACCGGAGACAATCCCAGCGCCACCTCCACAGGATCCAGAGGTGTCTTTTGCGACGCGTACGGTTAGCAGTGATTTTTACAAGTTTGAGATTTAATGTATTTAATTTTTTTCAATCAACCAAATATAATATATATTTGTATCTTTAAGTTCAAATCAAATTATATATATTTCGATCATATTAAATAGATTATTTAAAACAATTTAAAACCAATTCATACCAATAATATATAAGCTATGGGGAATTTTTTAGACAGTGTGATCCAATCAAGAGAAGAATGGTTGAAAAAACCACACCCTATTTCAAATAGAGCGAGATATTTAAATACAAATGTAAATACAAATGTAAATACAAATGTAAATACAAATGTAAATACAAATGAAAAATCTTTACTTAATGAAAAATCTTCAGAAAATGTGAAAACAGATGAAAATCAAATGCAAAATAATATTTGATTATATTAGATGAGAAAAAACGATACATGTAAGAATTTAAATTTTGAAGATTGTGAGCTAGCAATATTAAGACAAGCTGTGGATACTGCGGAAGAAAAACAAGGGAAGATTGCGGCAAATTCGCCCGAAGTAAAACGCATAATAGGGATAGTTGAGAACTTTATACGACAAAAACAATTGATTTGTTATGGTGGCACAGCGATAAACAATATCTTACCAAAGCAGGATCAATTTTATAATACGGATGTAGAAATTCCAGACTATGATTTTTATAGTTCAAATGCGCTAACAAATGCGAAGGAGCTTGTCAATACATATATTAAAGAAGGGTTTGTTGAGGTGGAAGCGAAATCAGGCCAACATCATGGAACATATAAAGTATTTGTGAATTTTATCCCTGTAGCAGATATAACAAGTTTACCCAAGGAATTATTCAATGCGATCAAAAAGGAGGCGATACGAGTAGCAGGTATGTATTATGCGCCGCCCAATTTGTTGCGGATGAGTATGTATTTAGAACTATCAAGGCCTGAAGGAGATGTGTCTAGGTGGGAAAAGGTCTTAAAACGGCTAACCCTGTTAAATCGCAATTATCCTTTAACGGCGCATCAATGTTCGCATATCGATTTCCAGAGAAAGCTGTCGTCGACAGATACAGATACAGGAACAAATATTGTTTTAGGACAAGGTTTTGACGATAGTAAAAGCAGAAGCGAAAGTAAATCAGAAGATATATATGAAACAGTAAAATCAACCTTGATGGATCAAGGGGTTGTTTTTTTTGGCGGATATGCGGTATCGCTATATTCGCAATATATGCCAAAACATTTAAGAAAACAGCTGGAGAAAATACCAGATTTCGATGTTTTAGCAGAAGATCCATTAATTGTAGCACAGATTGTGAAAGAACGATTACAGGATATAAATATAAAGGATGTGAAAATAATAAAGCGACCGGCTGTAGGTGAAATAATTGCCCCACATTATGAAATACGTGTAGGCAAGGATGTAGTATCATTTATTTACGAACCGATCGCATGTCATAGTTATAATATATTAAAACAACAAGGGTATACTATAAAGGTGGCGACAATAGATACAATGTTGAGTTTTTATTTGGCCTTTTTATATGCGAACAGACCGTATTATGATAAAGATCGAATATTATGCATGTCAAAATATTTATTTGAGGTGCAGGGGAAAAATAGATTGCAGCAAAAGGGATTGTTAAAAAGGTTTAGCGTAAATTGTATGGGTCATCAGGAAACAGTAGAGCAGATGCGAGCAGAAAAAACGACGAAATTTGCGGAATTAAAGGATAAAAAGGGGACCGCAGAATATGATGAATGGTTTTTACGTTATAGGCCATTGGATGATAAGGAAAAGGAAAATGGAAAAACTGAGAAAACAAAGAAAACAAAGAAAACAAAGAGAAAAATAACTAGAAGGAAGATAAAGACAAGAAAGGGTTTTTTTGGATATTAGACACAAAATACTTTAAATAAAAATTTACATATAATAATAAATAATTGGTTACTAGCTTCACCGATAATTGTATTACTAGAATATTTTTTAAATATTTTAATAAAAATATAAAAATAATGAAGTACGGAAACACATAATTTAAAGATTTTAATCAATAAATGGTATTTAATATTAGTTATAATAGACCAATCATTGACATAGCTGCACATACTAGAATTATAGTTTGATGAAAAAAATGTGTGTGTGTCGAGGATCCCATCAACAACACGAAAAATATTATTTTTTTCATTTTTAATTGAAAAAAAGTATTTAAATTTTTCGAAATTAATAATGTTTAAATTGATTATTTTACGATTTTTTTTCGGTTTAAAAATAAATGGATATAATCCATCAAAATATTTGCCAGTATAAAATAATGTTTTATCGATAATATATGGAACTGAACATGATCGTCGAATAGTTTCGAATAAATCTTCAATGCTATGATAGGTTGATTTAACGATTTGTTTATTTTTGGAAATATCATTATATGTGATAAAAAGTCGTCCATTAATTAAATCTAAAAAATTATTAGGTAGACGTTTGATATAATATTTCCATATTTTATTGAAAAAATTAATATTTTTTTTTTTTTTAATATGTTTATAAAGAATATTACTAATAAAGTTAATATTTTCATCGAGGGTTGCGTCAGTAAAATATAGAAATGCTACGAATGATCCAACACTGCATCCAGATAAACGTTTAACATTAATTAATTGTTTTTTTTCCATTTGTTTGATGTAGTTTAAAAAACCAATTTGATAGCTGCCGTTGAAAAGACCGCCTTCAAATATGACGTCTACGTTAGGAACGGAATTAGGAACGGAATTAGGAACGGAATTAGGAACGAAATTAGGAACGAAATTAGGAACGGAATGAAGATTGTCTACAAGATTATTTATATATTTTTGGAGCATGACTGTGTATTTTATTATAACAAAAATATTATAATAAAATAAGATGAATGTATTAATTAAATTTTAACCCAAATCCTATTTTAAGATAATGTACAAATGGTTTGCGTTCTTTTAAATTGCATATTTCAGTATTTGTAAATACATCAATCCATGATAAGTTTTTTCGATGAGTAAGGGTGTCTTTAATTTCTCCTCCATATGCAATTAATCCTAAAATTAATAATATATAAATAAAAATATACAAAATATATTCTATTTTATTAATAATTTTAAAATGATCATTTTGGATAGGAAATAGTCGAATTTTATATGGAAAATCAAGTGTAAGCCAGTATTTTGTGTAGTGATCATAAATAATTTTATCACCTTTTTTATGTATATTTTTACCTAATTCCAAATAATAGTCTTTGTTTAATTCAATAAAATAGATTATAAATATTAATATAAGGACAACAATCATAACTCTATAATCAAGACGAGTTGTTATCAAGAAAATAATAAAATACATAAAAGTATATAATAATTTCTGTACAGGTGGAACAAATTCTAAAAAGCCTGTGTTAGAAACAAGAGTAACTAAAAAATAAAATAATAAGAATGCGATAAATAATAATACTGATTTATTATTTTGTAAAAATGTGATTTGATGACATGTAAAAAGGCCCATAACAATGTTACTGAAAATAATTAGATAAAATATGGCGAATGATTTTATTAGATCCGATTGAGTAGTCGATATTTCATTTAAAAATTCAAACATAGTATTTATAATAATCTAATATTAGTTTATTATATTAGATTATTAGATTATTATTTAGTTAAAATAAGGTACTAAAAGGTACTAAACTGTTTCATTGTTTTTGACAATGAAATAAATAATATACCAAATGCGAACGAAGAAAAAAGTAGACCATAAAGGTTATAATTACCATCCCCGTGACATAGCAAAGGGATATATTTAAATAGTGTTTTTTTTATAATCGGTAGCTGAAACAGGAAATATAAAATGGAAATTAACAATGGTGTTTGAATTTCATCATAAATGGTATCTAATGAATTTTTGATATGATCGTCGCGTTGATAAGAATTGATATATTCTGACGGATCGCTATCGTTGATATAATCAATATTATTAGGAGGAGGAACAAAATTTGGCTTAATGTAAGTGTCTTGAGTATGGGATTGAGTGCTTTGAGGGATATCTCTGCTGGGAAGCATGGTCGCACCGGCAACACTAGCTTGCTGTAAGCCATTGACAATTTGACTAATTGTAGATTGATCTAGAGTTAAAGCGTTAACATTAGAATTTGAACCGTGCTCGCTAGCGACAACAGAAATATTGTTTGCGTTTGAGCCCATTGGGTCGGTTGGTAAATCATTGATACTAGTTGTATTAATATCGGACATATATTATCTAAACAAGCTTTGAATTAGATATTTACGCATTAATAATTATTTATGCCGGAAAGGCTACTTATGCCGGAAAGGCTACTTATGCAAAGGCTACTTATGCAAAGGCTACTTATGCAAAGGCTACTTATGCAAAGGCTACTTATGCAAAGGCTACTTATGCAAAGGCTACTTATGCAAAGGCTACTTATGCAAAGGCTACTTATGCAAAAGGTAAAATTTCTTTTTTAGGGTCGCAATTGACGGCAGTTTTTTGTATTTTGTAGCACGCGTCGTCGAATTTATAAGTTTGATCGTCGATTTCTTCGACGGGGGGTGCGTTATAAATCGTGCATCCAGATCCGATACATGCTTGTCTAAATAAAGTGGCTAATCCAAACCCGAGTAATATAGACATTACGAACCTGCCAGTTACAGAGTGAACGAATTTGGATAAATGCATTATATTATAAATTAGGTATATATTTTATAATATAAAGAAATTTGACTGTATGATTTATTCTTGTATAGGAACTGTTTTAATGGCAAGGGGGTTGATAGGACATTGTCCCTCAGTAAGTTTAAATTGATAACATTGATTGACCTTGTCTTTATACAAGATGTCTTTGTAGTTGGCAGGAGAAGGGTATTTATATATAGTTTTAATATCGGGTCCTAAAAAGTAAATGAATATTATTCCGATGACAAAACTACTTAAAAAGACGGGTATAGAGATATATTTAGATATCATTAATACGTTATAAATAATGATGATATTTTTAAATTTCCAATAAGAAAAACTTAAAATCTAGTAAACTTCACTATACCTCCTATTATTGATGCTAATGCGTCCAAATATAGTGAATATAAATTCCTATCTACATTGGGTATCGTGCGATCTAAAATGGTTTGCCTTGAAATAGATGCTGGCGAAACAGGTCCGGACTTGGGTAAAAATGACATTAAAAGAGTGGGTTTTTCGGTTGTATTTAACAATTTATTATAAAATACATTACCATAATCGTATTCGGTGTCAGTAATTCGTTTAGGGGGTAATAAAAGGCCATCTGGGTGTACGAATTCTCTTGATGCCATATAAGGAACTTTCTTGGCGATTTTAAGCCTGGCAAATTCGACAAAATGATCCATTGTTTTCTTCATCCATGGTTCGTCTTCTGACAGTATTTTTCTATATTCGGGTTTTAAATAATTCCAGATTTGTTGGTATTCATTATTAACAATGTCTTTGGTATTTTTCCACATAACTTGCCCGCCGGGTTCAACATGAGGCATAATATCATCTTCTAATTGCTCAACAGGATTAAAGTCATGTACTGGTTCATCTAATGCCTCGGTAGCATTTTGTAGAACTAATTTTTTCCTTAAATTAGCTGGATCGGTTTCATCGTCCAAATCTAAATCTTCATCTAAATCTTCATCTTCAACTAATTCAATTGATGGTTTTAATTTACGTGTCTTTTTATGTATTTGTTCTAAATTTTTTCTTGTTTTAGGACGTCTAGTGTCTCCAACATCTCTAATGCCCTTTACGAATGATTTTAGTTCATCGTCGCCATATAATGTGTATTCTAAATTCAAAAGACTATTTTGCCTCTGTATTAAAAAATTTAAATTGCCCTTTTCTTCGATGTCATTAAGATCTTTTTGCTCGACAAAATCGACATAACATACTTCATATTTAAGGTTTCTAATAGTTGTAATCAATGGGGTCATTTCTTCTACATAAAATTTCATTGCCTTGTTCAATACTTCTACGTCGCCATTTTGATCAAATGTCTTAATCATGTCTTTAAATGGGATTAAGAATTCGTTACCTAATTTGTCTTCATTGGATTTAATTAAATCTTTTTTAATAGGATTATCGTTTAATTGTATATTGATATCCATTATGAACCCGGCAGCTTCTGTAATGGATTTTAATTCTGTAGTATTGCTATTAAAACTAGCGATAGCTTTTTGTTGTTCGATATATCCGAACATCATGTTATTTTTATCGTTAATAATTTTATTTTTAATTAAGTTTATATCACGGTCGGCGTTAAGTAATTCTTTGTTTAATTCGTCGCGAAACGTATAATCTATGGTAATATTTAAAGGACATGGGTCGGATAGGTCTCCACAGGTGGCGCTAAATGTTCTAGAATATTCTTCAGGGTCTTTCTTGATTGAGAATAGACTTCCTACATTTCGTTTACAATTTATACATTCGGGCTTAGGTAGTTTTTGATACTCTAGACGTTTTTCACGTTTACTTTTACCATTAGATCGTAATATAGGTTTAATGTACTTTTCGTGATAATTTACTTCATAATTTGATTTCATTTTGTAATATTCATTTAATGCTTCGTTAATAGTGGTTGTTACCTTGGATCTAGGACCAGGATTAGATCCAGAATTAGATCCAGAAAATATTTCTTTAGGGGATATTTCATTTGATTTAGATGTTGGATTTTCACTCATTATAATTTATGTTTATATATTTATTCTCTAATAAAATGTTTTTATTTTTATTTTTATTTTTATTTTTATTTTTGTTTAATGATCGTTATCCCAATGCGGCAATCCAGTTATTAGTTGTTGTTGTGCTCTGAGTTTTGTTTCTTGATAGTTTTTAATTTTAGATAATATATATTGTTTTTTGTCGGCTTCTTTTTTTAATATTTCGTCGGGTGTTAGTTTGCCTTTATATTTATATAATAAAAGGATCCCCAAAATAATAAAAAAGGTGATTGTTATTCCTATATTAAACATCATATTATTGTATTTTTCTTTAAAACTATGGCATTGTTTTAAAGTTTCATTTAAGAAGTATTTAACT